ATTTTGGGACACGAAGAATCCAAAGCGTACATCTACAAAACTTACTTCTGCACAGAAGGCTGCAGCCAAGGCTCGTGCAAAGGCTGCGGGTCGGAAGTATCCGAACCTAGTAGATAACGCTGCAGTGGCTCGCAAGAAGAAGAAAGGCAAGTAATGGCAACAGGAGTAGCAGGAAGTACCCTTACGGGTGAACTTAACCGTCTAGCCAATGGCGGTACATATCCCGTTTATACGGCTTACAAAGCCCCACAAGGCGCTGCAAACGCATGGGCTGGAACTACTGGCAAAGGACTTATTGCTGCCCTGAATTACATAGTAAGTGCCTCTCGCCAGCCAGATGACTTCTTGGGTTTAAACGCTGTATGTAATGAAATTGCTGGAACCTCTGGGTTGTCAGCCGTAGATGCGCTAAGGAGCATTAACCTATGAGTACATTTGCCCAACTAGCAGACCGCGTTGAGGCTGTACTGCATGCCTATACAGAGAATACAGAGCCATCAACATGGCTAGATACTGCTGCTACAAGCACAGCAACAACCATTGAAGTACACGATGCCTCTGTCATTGGTCGTGGTTATGTACAGATTGATGACGAAATTATCTTCGTCCATGCTACAGACAATGTGGCTAACACATTAACCCTAGCCCCTTGGGGTAGAGGACAGCGTGGTACTACACCTGCTACCCATGCCCAGAACGCTAAGGTTGTCATGGGTCCACTGTTCCCACGCCAAGAGATTAAGAACGCTATCAACAACACTATTGATTCTATGTACCCAAGCATCTTTGCTACAGGTACCTATGACTTTGATTATGTTGCAGCGCAGTATTCATATCAGATTCCTGCAGCAGTGCAGAATGTTCTGTCAGTTACCTACTCTACAATCGGTCCATCCAAAGAGTGGTTTCCTGCTCGTGCATGGCAGTTAGATAGAACTGCAGACTCAGATGCCTTTGCAACCACAAAGAGCCTATCTATTTATTCAGAGATTGTGCCTGGACAAACCGTACATGTTTCCTATAGCAAGCGCCCAACGCTTCTCACTAGCGATAACCAAGAGTACGAAACAGTTACAGGCTTTCCTTCATACTCAGAGGATGTAGTCATCTATGGCGCAGCCTTCCGTATGGTTTCATTTTTGGACCCTTCACGCCTTGGTCCTCAGTCTGCAGCAGCAGACATCCTAGATGGCGTGCGACCAACTGGTTCTGGTCAGAACGCGTCCAGATTCTTGTACAACATTTATCAACAGCGTTTAAATGAAGTGGCGAATAACCAACGCCGACAAAATCCAATCCGTTCGCACTATCAGAGATAGGTAAAAAATGGCAGCAGGCGACCCAGGCTCACCAGCGCGGTACTACTCCTCAACCGCAGTAGAAACCTCGCTCCAATCATCCATTGCAGCACAGTCACAAGGTGCAAGTAATACATCCTTCATTGTCGCTTCCATTAGCGGCTTCCCAACATCGTTTCCATATACTCTGATTGTTGACCCAGATACCTCTAAGGAAGAAGTTTTAACTGTTACCTCTGGTAGCAGCACAACCCTTACGGTAACTCGTGGTGCTGACAATACTCAGGCTGTAGCCCACTCTGCTGGTGCAGTGGTTCGCCACGGTGTATCTGCTCGTGAATTCCGTGAGTCAGAGAACCATATTGCAGCCCGTGGTTATGACATTGACCAGGCAATCCTTGATGCAGCAAACCAAACCCATGTTCATGGTATTGCTGCTGGTGATGGTGCAATCGTTGGTACAACTAAGGCTCAGACTCTTACTAACAAGGTTTACTCAAGCGGTACTGTAACTGGTGCATTTACTGCAAGCAGCGCAACATTTAATGGTGGTACTTTTGCAAGCCCAACCATTAATACCCCGACCATTGCTGGTGCAACAATCAGTGGAACCTTTACTTCTACTGCAACAGTAAGCGGTGGCACTTATTCAAGCGCTACTCTTGGTTCTGCTCTTAATGCTGGTGGATATAAGATTACAAATCTTGCTACACCAACCGATGCTTCTGATGCGGTACGCAAAGACTTTGCCGATGCGCAGGTTGCTGCTGCAGCCACAAGTGCAGCCAGTGCTGCAACCTCAGCATCATCTGCAGCAGCCAGCGCTACTGCTGCTGCCGCCTCGGTCGCAACTATTGCTTCATACGCTACATCGGCTGCCAACTCAGCCTCTGCTGCTGCCACATCTGCGACAAGTGCTGCAGCCAGTGCAACGGCTGCTGCTACAAGCGCAGCAAGTGCTGCTGCCTCTACTTCTGCTGCTGCAGCAAGCGCTGCGGCTGCGGCTACATCGGCTACTTCTGCCTCTAACTCAGCAACTGCAGCCGCTACCAGTGCTACAAGCGCTGCAGCGAGTGCAACTGCCGCAGCCACCTCAGCCACATCTGCTGCAACCTCTGCAACTTCTGCTGCTGCCAGTGCTACTACTGCTGCTGCATCTGTCGCTACTATTGCAGGTTACGCTGCTGCTGCTGCAACAAGTGAGGCTAATGCTTTAACATCTGCTAACTCTGCTGCCACAAGCGCTGCGAGCGCTGCTGCTTCAACAAGCGCGGCTGCTGCTTCTGCATCTGCTGCTGCTACTAGCGCAACCTCGGCTGCTGCCTCAGAAACAAATGCTGCAACCTCAGCAACCAGTGCTGCTAATAGTGCAACCGCAGCAGCGACAAGTGCTACAAGTTCGGCTGCTTCAGCATCCTTAGCAAATGACTGGGCTACTTTAACCAGTGGACCAGTTGCTGGCGGAGAATACTCTGCTAAGTACAATGCACAACTTGCTGCAACTTCCGCAACATCTGCAAATAACTCAGCAACAGCATCACAAGGTTATGCCACAGCAGCATCTACTTCTGCAGCAAGTGCAGCAACCAGTGCAACAAGTGCTGCTACAACTTATGATGATTTTGATGACCGCTATCTTGGTAGCAAGTCATCTCCTCCTTCTGTAGACAATGATGGCAACCCACTTCTTGTTGGTGCTATCTATTGGAACTCAAGCCTTAACAATATGTATGTGTGGTCAGGAAGCGCTTGGGTTCAGATTGCTACAACTAGCGTCTATTCAGCACCTACTCTTGGTAGCACAACTATTGACTCAGGTACTACCTACACAACAATCACTGGTTTAACTCTTTCTGGTGGACTAGCCAGCGCAGACCCAACTGCAAACCTTGGTCTTGCTACCAAGCAGTATGTTGATGGGGTGGTTGTTCAGATTAACTACCACGAGTCTGTAGTTGCTGCTACAACAGCAAACCTAACTGCTACCTATAACAATGGAACTTCTGGTGTAGGTGCAACACTTACAAACTCTGGCACACAAGCAGCATTTAGCATAGATGGTGTAAGCCCTGCTATCAACGCTCGTGTCCTTGTAAAGAACCAGACAACACAAACTCAAAATGGTATTTACACACTTACAACCGTTGGTGATGGTTCAACTAACTGGGTACTTACTCGTGCAACTGACAATGATAACAACCCATCAGGTGAAGTAAAAAATGGTGATGAGTTATTCTGCTCTGGCGGTACAGTAAATGCTAACAAGTCATTTATCAACTCAACAACAGTAAGTCCGATTGTTATTGGAACTACTGATATTACATTCAGCGAGTACTATGCAGGACTTCCAGCACAAACTGGCAACTCAGGCAAGTACCTAACTACAGATGGAACTACTCCTTCATGGGGAACAGTTGCTGGATACTCAGCACCTACCCTTGGCTCAACAACAATTGCATCAGGTTCAACTAATACAACATTGGTTGGATTTACCAAACTTCGCTCCGACCAGTTCACAACACTTGATGCTGACGGATACGAAGTAGATTTGGAACTCATGGCTATCATGGGTGCGTTCTAAGAAAGGGAACAATAAATGCCAACAACAACTAAAGCACTAGCAAGAGCAGCCTTTGCTACATCATCAACTACTCTCTATACAGTGCCATCTGCAACAACAACAGTAGTAACAGATATTCTTATTGCAAATACTTCTGCAAGTGCTGGCACATTTACATTAGCGCTTAATGGAGTTGCAATTGCATCTGCCGTACCAGTTGGTGCAAATGATACTACTTCAATTCAATTAAAGCAAGTAATTGCCGCAGCACAAACAATTACTGGTTTTGCTTCGGCAACAACAATTAACTTCCATATTAGCGGAGTTGAAATAGCATAATGGCAGATACATTTCAATATTCAAATAACCCAGAACCATCACTCAGAGGCAAATATGTACCGCCATTGGCACCTACTATTGGTACTGCTACTGATGTTGGCTTAGGGCGTGCATACAATAATGGAGCAGCCTATGTTGGTTTTATTCCAAATAAATCTGGACCAGGAACTGCAACATCATACACTGTAACTTCTAGCCCTGGTGGATTTACTGGTACAGGTTCTTCTTCGCCAATTCTTGTAACAGGCTTAGCCTCTGGTACTGCATATACTTTTACAGTAACTGCAACTAATGTTTATGGAACATCATCAGCATCTAGTGCTTCTAATAGCATTACTGCTACTACAGTTCCACAAGCACCTACTATTGGAACAGCAACTGCTGGTACATTAAGTGCCAGCGTTACTTTTACTGCTGGTGCAACAGGTGGTTCAGCAATTACTCGTTACATTATGACACCATCATCAGGTACTGCTGTATCTGGGTTGTCTAGTCCTTTAGTTGTTGGAAATCTTACCGCAGGTACAGGTGTTACATTTAGCGCAGTTGCTGAAAATGCTAATGGTGTTAGCACGGCTTCTGGTAATTCTAATAGCGCTACACCAAATGCTGCTTCCCCTTCATTTGCAACAGTAAGTGGAACTACAGGTTCTCCAACTATTGATACATCTTCGCGCCCAGGTAAAACTATTTACAAATGGACTGGTTCTGGTTCTATAACAATTGGAACTGGTGGTTTTGCAGAAGTTCTCATTGTTGCTGGTGGCGGTGGGGGTGGAAGAAGTGCTACCACAGGCAAAGCAGGAGGCGGTGGTGGCAGTCAAGTTTTTTATAGTTCTAGCGTGTTTCTTGCATCTGGAAGCAACACAGTAATCGTTGGTAGCGGTGGGACTGGTTCTTCCTCATTTTCAACTAGTGCTCCTTTTACTCTTGCACAACAAGGCAATCCTTCTTGCGTAGGAAATTACATTGCCGCAGGTGGAGGTGGCGGCGCTAGCGGTAATTCTGGTCTTAGTTTGGCTACCAATGCACTTAACGGAGGAACAGGAGGCGGCGGAGGTTCTATGAATAGTGCTTCTGGTAGCGAAAGTTCTGCAGGCGGTGCTTTCCTTAATTCTCCGCCGTGGTATGGACAAAATGGTGGTGGTTCTTCTGCTCCTGATGGTGGCGGCGGTGGTGGTGGCGCTAGCGGTGCTGGTGGGTTTGCGGCTTTAGGTGGAAACATTGGCGGTGTGGGTGGAACAGGATTTCTTACTTCAATTACTGGAACCAGTACTTATTTTGGAGGTGGTGGGGGTGGAAGTTGCGCAAGCGGAACATCCTCAGGTGGCGCTGGTGGAGGCGGTGTAGGTGGAACAACCTCTACTGCAACTGCTGGTACAGTAAACACAGGTGGCGGTGGTGGTGCTGCTTCAACAGCCCGCCAAGGTGGTTCAGGTTATGTAGTGGTGGTGATTGGATAAAATGGCACATTTTGCAAAAGTAAATTCAAACAATAAAGTTGAAGTAGTAGTAGTTGTATCTAATTGCGCTATCGGTTCTTGTATTGGACCTGAGCATTGGGATTACCAACCAGAATATCACCAAGGTCACGACAAAGGAATTGATTTTCCCGAATCAGAACCATTAGGTCAAGCAGTATTAGCCGAGTCTGGTCTTGAAGGAACTTGGTTACAAACTTCTTACAACGGAAACTTTCGCGGAGCATACGCTGGCGCAGGTTATCTATGGGATGGAACTAATTTTATTCCACCAGTAGAAGAAGAAACAACCGAATAACAAATAGTTATTACGCCTGAGCATGCGTTTAAACTGCTCTATTTTTTATGCCTAAAACCTAAGGAGACATAGTGGCAGACAGCAGACCACCCGATATATCTGAACGCGTAATCATTGACCTATCGGGTCGCATCTCCAGTTACTACGACCCCACCACATACAAGTATGACTACGCTATTGGTGGCATGCCATTCATTGCTGCCATCACAGACAACACCCCATACCGCCGACAGACTGCAGAGTTTCGTACTCAGCGCGTGGACCAACTACGCGACCCAGGTGAGCAATCACTCTCAGGCTCAGGTTACTGGATTCGCAGTCAGTCATCCTTCCACCTAGGCACGAACTCTCCTTATCAAGAGCCAATCACTGGCACCTTGGAAGAAGCACGCTTTCGCTTTAGTTCATCTGTTGGTATCAACCCTTGGACTCCAGGCAGAATCTCTTTGCTACGCAGGACATTCCTACAAGAGGCTGTAGTGGGCGATAGTCGTGTGTTTAACACCATCATTGGTGGCGTTGAGTATTTGATATTGGTTAAGTATTCATCCACAGAAGCAATCCGTGTATTAAGAATCAGAGTAAGTGACCTATCAGAAACAACCATTGTTGATAACACTGCACTTACTGAGAACATCATAGCCGTTGGCATGGGCGGTAATGACCTAATGATGGTCACTCCAACCAAGGTATGGCGATATTCATTTGATGCTACTTCTCCTACTTTAAAACAAGACTACGCAATTAATACGGCAAACGCAGAAACAGCCACTATTGCCTATGTCAAAAACCGTTTTATGCTTGGGTTCCATGATGTAAATAAAAATACTTTTGTTTATGAAATCAATAGAAACTCTGGCTCCTCAATCAACCTCAGCACGCTTACCCCAGTCAATGGCAGCAGTACCATGCCTACTGGTTATACCTTCAGGGCTATAACCGAAGGTGGCGCTGCAATTTATATCGGTGGATTCTCTGGTGAGCAGGGTAATGTATACAAGATTACGGTAGACAACACTGGTGCGCTAACAACTATGACTAGCGTTATCACACTACCAAGCGGAGAAGAAGTAACTGGTTTGCTT